CAAACGGATTTAAGTGTAGGCATGCTACTATCCCAAACAGCGCGACTACACATATCTACATGGCCTGGGCTGAAATGCCATTCAAGTATGCAACTGGAAGATAACAACTAAAGTTTATAAATATAGCAGTAATTCACAATACTAAAGGAAGATTACCATGTGGGCACGACTCAACAACGATAACGAAATCGCTCAGTTATATACAAGACCGATTGGAATAACTCTTGATGGAGTCCAATATCCAGCAAGTATCTTTTCTATTTGGACTAGAGATGAACTTAAAGCATTGAATATCTGGGCTGTTACGATGAGTAATTCTCCAGAAGACCAAGCATGGTTTAATGTCTCTACTCCTGCTTATGCGGTCACTAAAGATGGTGATACTGTAACAGGTGTAACTGGAACATATACAAATACGGCAAAACCCCTCAAAGATGTATATGTAATTCCAGTCGCTTCTGCCGATGGATTTTCTGATGGCGACCAAATTGGTAGTAATTCTTCAATTTCTGGTTCTGCTAAGACAGGTAAAATTGTTTCTAAGGGGTCTGGTGTGTTGAATGTAGAGGTTACTAAGGGCACTTGGGGAAATGGTAATACAGTTAAAGGATTCAATTCTGGTGGTACAGCACTTTCACCAGCAGTTTCGACTACTATTTCAGGTGACTTGACATTACATTCCAGAGGCAAACAATGGGATAGAACTCAAGAAGTTAAAGGATTACAAAAATCTAAACTTGAACCTTATGATTGGTATTACATTCGTAAGGCCGATAATGCTACGGCAGTTCCTTCTGCAGTACAAACATACAGAGATGGAGTAAGGACTAAAGCAGCAGATTTTGAAACAGCGATTGCATCTACAGCTTCAAATACTGACCTTCAAAATGTAGATTTAGGAACTGGCTGGCCTGCCGAGCTTGACACCTAATCTCCTTCAGACCTTTCCATTACTAAATATATGGAAAGGTTATAACTACAAGGAGATTCATGGCACTTACGCTTAATAAACAAACTGTTAATCTGGTATTAGATCAAGGGTGCACCTTTGAGAAAACCATAACAGCCAAGAACACCGCCGGGGGAAATGTCACGATTTCTGCTGGAACCACGGCTGGAAAACTCAGACCTTCTCATTATACTTCCAATAACGTATTAGCTTTCACTACTGCAGTTGCAGGGTCTAATGTGACCATTTCACTTACGGCAACCCAGAGTGGTACAGTTACGCCAGGTCTATATGTGTATGATGTCGAATATACACAATCTGGTGGAACAATAGTAGAAAGACTTGCTGAGGGTGTAGTAACAGTTTCACCATCTGCAACTTATTGAGGACTAAATGACACAACCAACTACTAGAGCAACTCTTAAAGATTATGCTAAGAGACAACTAGGCCATCCCGTGGTGGAACTCAATATTGATGACGACCAACTGGAAGATCGTATTGATGATGCATTAGAATATTTTCAGGAGTATCATTTTGATGGTACATATCCAACATTTCTCAAGCATCTAGTTACAGGCTCGACTCTAAAAATTCAATCAGATGCAACATTTACAGCTGGTGAAATTATTACAGGGGGTACTAGTGGAGTAAGAGCAACAGTCCATGAATACCACAGTGCGAATACTACAATACGATATAAAGACCCAGAAGTAAAATCAGGAGGTGACGGAAATACATATTATGCAAATACAACTACTACCTTTGGAAATGCTGAAACTGTAACGGGTGGAACGAGTGGAGTATCTGCTACAACTGCAGCATCTGCTGCAAATGTGATTGGAGATTTTGATAATCAGTATATCGCTATTTCAGATAATATTATAGGGATCAAAGGTGTTATGCCTTTTTGGAGTGATACAGCTGGTAGTACGAATATGTTTTCTGTGAATTATCAGTATGCATTGAATGACCTTTATAGTATGGGTGCAGCAGCTTCTCTTAGAAATTATGTTTTTACTCAGCAAAATTTAGCTATGATTCGTAATTTGTTTAATACAATGCCGAGATTTAGGTACAACCGTCATACTGATAGACTTTACCTTGATGTTGATTGGGGCACTGATTTGACAATTGATAAGTGGGTTATAGTTGAAGCATATATTATTACAGACCCAGCTACATATTCTGATGTTTACGGTGATATGTTTCTCAAGAAATATGTTACATCACTTTTCAAAAAACAATGGGGGCAGAATTTAATTAAGTTTGAAGGTATGCAACTACCAGGCGGAGTGACGCTCAACGGCCGACAACTCTATGATGATGCTGTTACAGAGATAGATAAAATAGAAGAGGAAGTTCAGCTCAAATATAGCCTTCCCGATGATTTTTTTCTAGGATAAAATGGCCACTAATCAATACTTCAATAATTACGGAACTAATACACCAGACCAGCGACTAATTGAAAGCATCATTATTGAGTCAATTAAGGTTTATGGCATTGATGTAAATTATCTGCCAAGAACTATGGTCAATGAAGATACTATCTTTGGCGAAGACCGTGTGTCACAGTTTAATGATGCCCGAATCATAGAAATGTACATCAAAAATGTAGATGGTTTTGAGGGTGAAGGAGTTTTCGTTTCCAATTTTGGTCTTGAGGTTCGCGACCAAGTTACTCTTACTGTTTCCAGAAGACGTTGGACAGAATTGAATTTTGAAGGTAATGATAGAGATAATGAACCAAAAGCTGGTGACCTTATTTATTTTCCTTTGACTGATGGACTGTTCCAAGTCATGCACGTCCAAGATACTAATACATTTTATCAGACAGGTGCTCTTCAAACTTTCGATCTAGTATGTGAACTCTTTGCTTACTCTGATGAGAAAATTGATACTGGTGTTGCAACTATTGATGATATTGAAGTTGCTCAATCCTTTGCAATAGAGTTTACTATGGGTAGTGGAACAGGAACCTATACTATTGCTGAAACAGTCTATCAAGGAGCAGCATTTGGAACTGCTACAGCTACAGGTGAAGTTGGAACTTGGGATGGAACAACTCTTAAACTCATAAATCTTACAGGTACATTTACTACATCTAGTAATATAGTTGGAAATTCATCTGGGGCTTCTTATGCAGTTACTACCTTTGATGACCAAGTTCAACCAACTGATGCCTATGCGAATAATGCTGGAATAGAAACAAATGCAGATTCCATTCTAGACTTTACAGAAGGAAATCCATTCAGTGAAGGGACTAATTACTAATGTTAGGGTCTACATTTTATCATCAAACGATACGAAAATATGTAGCAGCATTTGGAACTCTCTTTAATGATATTAATGTAGAGCGTAAAAATTCTGCTGGAACGGTGCTGGAAAAGATTAAAGTTCCTCTTGCTTATGGGCCAAAACAAAAATGGATTTTAGCTCTTCAGGAGACTTCAGCTAGTAGAAAGGTGATAGCAGCACGGACTCCAAGAATGGGGTTTGCTTTTACAGGAGTCTCTTACGATTCAACTAGAAAATTAAATACCTTGGGTAGAAATGTTGCTGCTAATACAGCACTATCCACTAATACATCACTTCTGACACAATATAATCCAGTACCATACAATTTTGATTTTGAGTTATTCATCTTGGTTAATAATGCAGAAGATGGAACCCAGATATTAGAACAGATACTCCCATACTTCACTCCAGAGTTCACGGTTACTATTAATACGATTCCAGATATGGGAATTAAAGCTGATGTTCCAATAATTTTAAATTCAGCGAGTCAGAGTGATGAATATGAAGGAGAACTGGCAACAAGAAGAACTATCATTTGGACTCTCAGTTTTCTATTAAAAGGTTACATTTACCCAGATATCAAATCCTCGGCTGTTATCAAACAGATTGAAGTTAATTTCCGCATTCCAGGCATTGATCAAGAAGGATTTGAGGTTGATTTTATTATTTTAGAAACTACTACCAGTTCAACTACTGACTACATATTACTTGAAACCGGATACTACGAAAGAATTGCTAACGAAACCAGTAGTGAGGGTGCAGCAGAATCTACTGTCAAATCACGATATACAGTTACACCTTCTCCGGCCGGTACTATTGCGGATTCGGATTATGGATTTAGCGAAACTTTTGAATATTTTGAACAGGGTACAAACTACGATATTACAAGTGGGACAGATGTATAATTATGGAAAATTTAGACAAACATTTGGATGAAGTTCTTGGCATCATTGATAGCCCCAAGAAAGAAATCTCAAAAGTAGAGCATGTAACTCCTATTGTCAATGGTCATGATGAGGATGCAGATTTTCAGTATGCTAGAGAGAATATGTACAATCTGATTGAACGGGGAACTGATGGTCTTGAAGAACTACTTGAGATAGCCAAACAATCAGAACATCCACGAGCGTTTGAAGTTGTTCAACAAACTATTGGACAATTGACTACAACCAATAAAGAACTTCTCAATCTCCACAAAACCAAAAAAGATATTAAGGCAGAAAAAGGGCCAACTAATGT